CCCTCGCTGCGCTCAGTGAACTACTTTATGGGGAAGTCCCCAGCCCGGTAAGACTAGGGTAGTAGACACTAATTAAGAGCGCTCTCAACCATTTAGTACGGTTGAGCCCACCGCGTTTTTAGTCGGACGATACGCGGACGTCCCGAACTCGAAAGGAGATCTACCTCTGTAGGCTTTTCACCACGAGAAGTAAACCACTTCATAAGTGCCCCATAGTCCTCAAGAGGTTCCTGAGGAGGTTTGGCCACAACCTTCATGCCCTTAACAAGGGGGCTGTGTAAGTGTGGGTGCCAACGTTCCGGATAGTATCCGAAGACGGAGGCTCGGCCCTTAAGAGTTGACGTACTTTCGACGATAGGCATAGGGACCCGAAGGTCCTCAAGCACACCGTCCAGGTACGACGCAGCGGTCCAAAGACCCCTCCAGTAAAGGAGATTGCGTAGCTCGATAGTCGAGATCAACTCTTTCGCGTCCGTTCGTGAATACGGCAAGGGACTACGCTGGCGAACGACTGTAACGTCCTCTCCATCGTAGAACTCAGCGCCACAGGACTCTCTGAACTTACCGGTCCAGAAGGACTTGTGGACGTTGACCTTGAGGCCGAAGGCCTCGAGCTCGCTAATCACGAAATTGACGTAGTCCACGGGGACGATTATATCGTCTCCATAGACACGCACGCGACCAGCTAATGACTTAATGTCACGCTGGCGCAACTGGTATCCAACTGCGCGTTCAATACCGAGGAAGATGATCGTCGCGAAGACGAGCGCCTCAATCGGGAATGTCAGCGCAGAACCCATAGACGCGAACTTGGCAAGGTCCGTTGGACCATAACCAGGTACGTCGGCCTTCGTGCTTCTGCAAGCTTGCACCGCCCTCGAAAGGTTGGTGTGTCGCTGAAACAGGAGCTCTACATGCCGATTGGAGACTCTATCCGAGGCTTCGCTCAAGTCGAGCGTCGCTAGGGTGCCGTTTACGGAACCCTCCCACGCGAGTTGTTGGTTAAACTCGTTGGACTCGTAGTTGACGAAGTTCCGAGCATTGTAATCTGCCTGGAACCCCTGTCGAAACATCGCGGCCAAACCTTGCTGCACGTACTGCATGTGCGTGGGCTCGAGCGCGATGATCCGTGGAGTCTTCA